ACAAGATGAATTTTATTATTGGATAGCTTACTTTAAAGTGAAGGCAGAACGAGAAAAACTACACTATGGCAGATCAGCAACTAAATATAAGACTTAATGCAATAGATAATGCTTCCAAAGCATTTACAGAAGTTAAGAATTCAATATTTAATATTAGAAATGCCTTAATAGGTTTAGGTGCTGGTGTCGCTGTTAGATCATTAATAAATATTGGAAGAGAAGCTGATAATTTAAGTGTAAGATTAGATCAAGTTGCAAAAGCTGGTTATGGTGGTAGTCAAGCATTTGATCAATTAACTAAATTTGCTATTGATGCGAAAATTCCCTTATTAGATGTATTCCAAGCATCAAATGATTTATTAGCAGTTTCTAAATCACCAGAAGAACTAGCAAAAAATTTATTAATAGCTAGTAATGCCTCTGCATATTTTAAAATTAGTTTTGTTGAAGCTTCAGATCAAGTAGCTAAATCTTTATTAAAGGGTGTAGATTCTGCAAGAATTTTTCAAGATAGAGGAATTAGATCATTAAGAGGATTTGGTGAGTTTGCTGATAAATCATTTGATGGTGTAGGTAGAGCATTAGAGAGAAACTTTGGTGCTAATGGAATTTTTGGCAGGGCAAATCAAGAATTAAAAGAAGGATTAGGTGGTACTTTAATAGCTTTAGATAATAGATTTAAACAATTTCAAATAACGATAGCAAAAGGATTTTTTGAAACATTAACAAGAGAATTAGGAAATTTAGAAACATTTGTTGAAAAAAACAATGAAGTAATAGATAAATTTGCTAAAACTTTAGGAGATATACTTGGAAAAGCAGTTATAGTTCTTGGTAATGCATTAGCATTTGTAAATAGAAATTTAGACAGTTTAATAATAGCAATACAAGTTTTTATAGCTTTAAAATTTGCATCTGTATTAGCTAGTTGGACTTCTGCTGTTATAACTTTTACGTCAGCACTTACTGCCTTATCTGCTTCTTCTGGTTATGGTTTAATAATAAAATTACTTACAGCTATTTTAGGCGGTGCTGGTGCTTTTTATGCACTTGAAAAAGGTTTAAAAGGATTCAATAATGAATTAGAAAAATCTAATGAGACTTTAGATGACACATCACAATTATTAGGTTCTATACCTAAAACTTTTCAAGAATATCTTTCTCTTATAAAATTATCAAACCAAGAACAAATTACATTTTTAGGAGTGCTAAGTAATATTGCACAAAAAAATATTGATAGTATTGCAAATCTTAAAAAAGCATTTAATAGTTTAGAAGCTGTATCAAAATTTATAATTGATAATCTTAATAAAGGAATATCTGCATTTTCAAGAGGTGTTGCAGAATCATTAGTTCTTGGTAAAGGATTAGAAGAAACTTTTAGAAAATTTGCACAAGAAACTTTAATCAATGCTTTATCTACAATTATTGAATTAATTATAAGAACATACATATTAAAATCTATTTTAGATGCTTTAGGTTTACCAGTAGAAAAAGCAAACGAAAGTTCTAAAGAATTAAGAGGAACATCACTTGATATATTTGCGATTAACTCAGCTAACTATGGTGTGCAAGTTCTTACAACTTCTGAAATAAAAAAACAAAATGATTTATTAAGAGAACAATCTTCAATTCCTAGAAATACAGGTCGTTTTAGGGGTTTTGATTTTGGTAATATTTTTGATTTTGGTATCAAATTATTAGGTCTTGCTGAAGGTGGTGCTGTTAGAGGTGGTATGCCAATTACAGTTGGAGAAAGAGGTAGAGAATTATTTATACCTCAAACTAATGGAACTATTATACCTAATCATGACATAAGTAAAACTGGTTCAGTTATAAATATTAATGTTTCGGCAGTTGATGTAAAAGGTGTAGAAGAATTATTTATAAACAATAGAGCAACGATTACAAATATAGTAAATCAAGCACTAAACTCAAAGGGACGATCTAATTTGATATGAGTGGAACATTTCCTTCAAGCCCAAAACCAAGAGATGTAACTATTAGTTCTAATCAAAATACTATTGTATCAACTACTGTCTCTGGAAGAAGACAAGCAAGACAAATTGATGGACAAAGATTTAGATTAACACTTAGATTCCCAGTTATGACTAGAGCAGAATTTGCTCCTATTCTAGCTTTTATAATGAAACAAAGATCACAATTAGAATCATTTCAATATACTCCACCAACTATTGATGATGCTTTAGGTTCTGCCTCAACAGTTATTTCAACAAATGGTGCTGTAAGTGCTGGTGCTACTTCATGCACAATAGATGGCATGACTGTTTCTCAATCTGGTGTTTTTAAAGCTGGAGATTTTTTTAGATTTACTGGACAAGAAAAGGTTTATATGTGCGTTTCAGATGTTTCTTCAAATGGTTCTGGTGCAGGAACATTAACCTTTGAACCACCATTAAGAACTGCTGTATCTGATAATACAATTATTATTTATGATGATGTAGATTTTACGGTTGGACTAACTGGAGATATTCAAGAATTTACTATTGGTACAGAAAATTATTTTCAATACGAAATTGATCTAATAGAGGTTTTATAATGACAAGATCATTAAGTGGTACACTTACAACTGAACTTGCAACAAACGCAATTAACCCCGTAGATTTAGTTTATCTTGGTGTTAGCACAGGAAGTTATTACACAGATCATTATAAAGATTTAGTTTTTAATTCCAATACTTATCTTGCTTCATCTTTATTTCTTGGTTTATCAGAAGTAACTGAAAGTTCTGAAGTATCTGTTAATAGTTTAAATTTAAGATTTACTGGTGCTGATCAAACAATAATATCTTTATTTCTTAATAATAATTACATGGATAAACCAGTTAACGTATTTAGAGGATTTTTAAATTCTTCTCAGGCATTAATAGCTGACCCATTTCTTTTATTTGAAGGAAGAATAGAAAATTTTAATATTGAAGATGATGAAACAAGTTCTTCTGTTTTAATTAGTGTTGCTTCTCATTGGGCAGATTTTGATAAAATTAAAACTAGAAAAACAAATACAAACTCACAAAAAATTTATTTTCCTAATGATAAAGGTTTTGATTTTGCAAGTCGTTCAGTTCGTGAAATAAAATGGGGTAGAACATGAATGATTTTAATAATATCGTTTCAATTTATAGACATTTTCAAAAATATAATCATCTCAACTACAAACAAATAGTTGATATAATTTTACCTTCTTATAATCTTGGTCAATATCAAATTCATAAAGATAAAAAAGAAATTATTGGTTTTACTAATTGGGCTTTTTTAAATGATTTAGTTGAACAAAGATTTAAAAGTACTGGAATGTTGAAGGCAACACAATGGAATTGTGGAAATAATCTTTGGCATATTGACACTTTAGCTAAAAGAAATCTAAAACAAATAATTGCTTGGACTAAAAATCATTTTACAAATTTATATGGTTATAACAAACCTATTAAATGGTTAAGAGTTAGAGATGAAAAAATAATTAAACATCAAGTTAGAATAACAAAACCTAGCTGGAATAATTTTATAAAAGATAATGGGTAAAATAACCAAACCTATAAGCAAGGCAATAAAAAGTGTTACTAATTTTGTAAGTAAAGCTTTTAATTCAGTTATAACTTGGTTAGTTCCAAAACCTAAACTACCTAACTTTGGTGGCAACACTTATGAAGGTGCAAAAGGAATTTTAGTTAATCAAGATTCTAATAACGCATCTATTCCTATTGTTTACGGTGAAAGAAAAATAGGAATTTCTAGGGTCTTTGTTGAAAGTTCAGGTTCTGATAATATAAATCTTTATATTGCAGGGATACTTTGTGAAGGAGGAAATGGTGGTATTGAATCTGTTGAGGAAATTTATGTTGATGATAAACTTGTAACTTGGAGTGGTGTTTTATCTAATGGAACAGTAAGGACAGTTAATAGTTCTGATACAAATTTTTTTAAAGATGGTGCAAGTTTAATATCTGTTCAAGCTTTTTATGGTTTAGATAATCAATCAGTTTCTTCTATTTTAGATGAAAGCACAAACTGGACTTCAGATCATAAGTTATCTGGTGTTGCTTATCTTGCATTTAAATTTACTTGGAATCAAGATGCTTTTAGTAATTTACCTGATATTAAAGTTATAATTAAAGGTAAAAAAATTTATGATCCTAGATTAGATAATAATAAAGGTGGTTCAGGCCCACATGATGAAGATGATTCTACAACTTGGACTTATTCAGATAACTCAGCTTTAATTCTTTTAGATTATTTAAGAAACAGCAGATATGGAAAGGGATTACCGAATGATGCGTTTGAAACAAACTATGATTCATTTAAAAATTCAGCAAATGATTGTGATACATTAGTAACTCCTTATTCTGGTGGAACTGATATTAAAATATTTAGAACAAATGCAGTCATAGATACATCACAAAAAGTAATAGATAATGTAAAAGATTTATTAGCACCAATGAGAGCATTATTTACTTATACGCAGGGTAAATATAAATTAATTGTTGAAGGTATAGGTAATTCTGTTTTAAGTTTAAATTCAAACAATATTATTGGTGGTATAAAAATTTATGGTGAAAAGAAAAATACTAAATACAATCGTGTTATAGGAACTTTTGTAAATCCAGCAAAAGATTGGCAAGAAGATACTATTTCATTCCCACCAGCTGACGATGCTTCTTTACCAGTAGAAGATCAATATGCAACTTTATTGGCGGAAGATAATAATACTCCATTAGATGGTAATTTTGAATTTAGAAATATTACAAATCCATATCAAGCAGAAGAACTTTGTGAAATTATTTTAAGAAGATCAAGAAATGCTTTGGGAGTAGAAGTTAATTGTACTTCAGAAGCTTTAAATTTATCAATAGGAGATATAGTTGATTTAACTTATTCAACAGGTGGATTTAGTGCAAAACCTTTTAGAGTAATGAATATTGCTATTAATGCAGATAGTACAGTTGAATTAGAATTAACTGAACATCAAAATTCATTTTACAATTGGGCTTCAAAAACAGAAGCCCCTGAAATATCTGATACTGTATTACCAAATCCTTTTTCTGTGTCCGCTCCAGCTTCTGTTACTTTAGATGACCAACTTATTGAGTATTCTGATGGCGTTGTGATAACTGCTCTTGATGTAATAATTGGTGCTTCTACTGATAACTTTGTAGACTTCTATCAAGTAGAATATAAATTAAGCACCGATGCAACTTTTCAGATATCAGGTCAAGTTAAAGGATTAAATCATAGAATCTTAAATGTTATAGATGGATTAGATTATAACGTAAGAGTCAAAGCTATTAACACATTAGGAGTATCTTCAACTTATACTTCTGCGACAAGAACTATTGTAGGTGGATTATTACCACCTAGTGATGTTGAAGATTTTGCTTGTAACATTATTGGAAGAGATGCTCATTTATCATGGACGCAAATATCAGATTTAGATTTGGCTTATTATTCAATAAGGTACTCTACACTTACAACTGGTGCTGAATGGTTAAACTCAGTTTCTCTTGTTGAAAAAGTTGCTAGACCTGCTACGACATGTACTGTCCCCGCTCGTATAGGTTCTTATCTTATAAAAGCATTTGATAAAAATGAAAATGCTTCATCTAATGAAGCAATTATCTCAACTAATATTTTAGAGATTGGAAACTTTAACGCTATTGTTACACAAACAGAATCACCTACATTTTTAGGAACTAAAACTAATGTTTTTGTTGATGATAACGATTCTTTAAGATTAGATTCCTCTGAACTTTTTGACTCTGCTATTGGCGACTTTGATTCTGCTAGTGGTTTATTTGATTCTGGAATATCTACATTTGATTTAGTTTCTGAAGGAAGTTATCTATTTTCTTCTCCTATTGATATTGGTGGAACTTATACTGTTCGTGTAACTGCTTCAATTACTCAAGGAGTAGATAACATAGATAATCTTTTTGATAGTGCTGTTGGATTATTTGATGATGGTGCTTCTAACTTTGATGGAGATTCTCCTGCTAACTGTAATGCTCATATAGAAATAGCTACTTCTACTGATAATGTTACATATACTTCATTCAGAAACTTTGTAGTTGGAGATTACACAGCTAGATTTTTTAAATTTAAACTTATAATGACTTCCTCTGATTTAGCTTCTACTCCAGTTGTATCTGATTTATCTGTTTCAATAGATGTTGAAGATACTATACAAAGCGATAATGATTTAACTAGTGGTGTTGGAACTTTTACTGTAACATTTGACAAGCCATTTTATTCTGGTAATTATGCTATCGGTATTACTAATCAAGGAATGGCTTCTGGAGATTTTTATACATTGAGTAATAAAACTATTAATGGATTTAATATTGCTTTTAAAAATAGTAGTGGTACAGGAGTAAGTAGAACATTTGATTATATTGCGAAAGGTTTTTAATAATAGATAGATAATGGCTCAACACGATTTTGTAATTGGCAACCAAAGTTTTCCTAGCTTTCGTTCTGATCTTAATGACTTTTTAAATGCAGTAAGAACATTACATTCAGGTACATCTTTACCTTCAGGAGCGGTAGCTGGAACAATGTGGCTTGATACTACAAATGCCACAATACCACTTTTAAAATATTATGATGGAGCCGATAATATTACTCTTGCTACAATAAATCATACAACAAATACAGTTACTTTTTCTAATGTTTCTTCAGATTTAGTAAATGATACAACTCCTCAACTTGGTGGAAACTTAGACGTTCAAACCCATTCAATTGTATCTACATCAAATAATAATGTAAAAATTTATCCTAGTGGTTCTGGTGTTTTAGAAGTAGGTGGTTCAACAAATTCTGGAAGAATACAATTAAATTGTGAAAATAACTCTCATGGTATTAAACTTGCTTCACCACCACATTCTGCTGGTCAATCTTACACTTTAACTTTTCCATCAACAGCACCTATAGCAGGAAAAGTTCTACAAACAGATGGTTCAGGTAATTTATCTTTTGAAACTGTTAGTGGTGCAACTCCTTATGGATTATTTAGAAAAGTTGACCCAACAATTGTTGCATGGACTAGAACAGGCAATTTTACAATGACAACTTCAACTACAATTTATGTAGAAGTAAATGGAAGTGTTTTAACTATTGCTTCAGGAACTTCTATAACCATGCCAAGTCCAACTGTTGGAACTGATTATGCAATCTGGTGTTCAACTGCTGGTGCATTATCCGCAACAACTGACCACACAACTCCACCTTCTGCTAATGCTAGAAAATTAGGTGGCTTTCATTATGCTAATGGACAAAATGCAACTGGCACCTCTGGTGGAAATACCACTCCTGACATTAATCAATATTCATTATGGGATTTAAAATTTAGACCAGCTTGTGCTGACCCAAGAGGTATGACATTAGTTGCTGGCAATTTTTGGGCAGATATTTATTTAACAAACACTCTTCCTGATACTTATGGAACTTCTAAATACAATGTTACAATAGCTGATGGTTCTTCTCCACCAAAAATACCTTCAAAATTTGGTGGTAATGGTTCAACGGATTATGGTTCTTATACATGGTGGGAAGCAAATGAATTACTATCTGCTTATGGAAAAAGAAGTCCAAGTTATCAAGAATTTTCTGCTTTAGCTTATGGCACTACTGAAGCTACTTCAAGAGGAACTGACCCAGCTTCAACAACTTTAACAGCAACAGATGATGATTTTACTTCTAAATGGGGAATTATACAATCCACTGGTTGTATGTTTATTTGGGGTTGTGATTTTGGTAGTGGTGCGTTGGGTGCTAGTTATGTTGCAAATACAGAAGGAAGAGGTTCTACTTATCAATTGTCTAATGCCGTGGAACTGGGTGGGGAGTGGAGTTTTATGTCTAATTCTGGTTCTCGTAATTCTGATTGGAGGTATTCTCCTACGGCTTCTAATAGCAGGCTTGGTTCTCGTGGCGTCGCCGACCATTTACAACAGGATTAAATATGAAAATTATAAACACAAGACAAGATTTAAACTCAATTCAAGGAACTTCTGAATACGATAATTTTATTAATTATCTAAAAGGTTCAATTACACAAAGAAGAGATATTCAAGTTTATCCTGAAAATTATGGAAAGCCAGATTACACAGGTGAGAAATTAGAACCTATTTGGGAAACCTTTGAGGATACTTCTGTTATAGAGAGATTTGGATTTACTAAAGAGGAATTAGAATAGGTCTTTTTGGAAATGTAGTTGCATTAACTTTAGCAACTGTATCTAATCCTTCAGTAATATCTCTTAATGCTTGTCTATAAGTAATCCAATTAGCTTTGTCAGTTACTGGACTATCCGCAAGTACAACATAATCGCTATCAATTAATAATTTATTTCTTTTGGCTCGTAAATTATCTAATGCCATATCCAATTCTACTTGTGGAAGTATAGCTAGTATCTCTTCTTTTGGTATTGGTGGTGTGCCATTTTCCCAAGTGATTTGATTAATGTCATCTCCGCTTACACTTACTTGTGCTGTTGGATTTATTTTTAATATTGCTTCTATAATCATACTGCTATCTCCATTACTGTTATTGTTGATGCACTTCTTACTACGTTTGAACTATCTGAGTCAGAATTACCAGTACCAACAAAAGAAATACCTCCATGAGAGTTTCTAGCTTGAACTTTATAAGTAGTAAAAGACGTTGTTGCTGGACTATCTAAAAATGAAGATGCACATATTAAACCTGCACCTGAGTCAGCATTATAAATATTTGAAGATATTATTCCAAGTGTACGAGAACCAGCAGAATCACCAGCGTTAATAACAGTTGCACCTCTTAACATTCTAAATTGAGGATAGCCAGTTGCACTATTTGCACCAAATTGAAATGATGTAGTAATAAATATTTTATTAGATGCAGAAGATGGAGTTATTGAAACCGATAATCCAGTAACATCTGTGAATGATGTTGAACTTGTTGAAAATGTATCAGTCTTTGCTGTTGATGAAACCTGCCTCACCATACCACCTGTACCAAAACATAAATTACCTGAACCATCTGTTTGTAGAACTTTTCCTGCTTAAAATACGAATTGCAATTTAAAACACATAAAGTATATTAATTGAATGATATATTTTATTATTGGATTAGTAATTGGTTTATATTTAGAATATAGATTTCAACTAATTAAGAAAATTATTGAAATAGTAAAAAAATATTTTAATAAAAATTAGTCTTGAAAATTGTGCATCGCACAATATATAAATATTTATAAAACCTTTTAAGGAAAAATTAATGCTAGATTATAAATCTATAAAAGATTATTGGTCAAAGTTTTATACAGATGCTTTTGAAGATGCAAAATCATTTTGGAAAAACTACTTAGATACAATAGAAAAACTTTATAAAAAATAACTTTATACTGACAAACTAATTTGATATTAATGCACAAAAATTTAATGTGCATTTTTAGATTATCAGATGGTAAATGTGTCTTGCTGAAATCATGTAAATGCAAAAATGATTATGGCAAAAACTACCAACGAAGAAATAATAAGTTTAAGGGGACATATTACAGGCATCAAACGTGAACTTAAAATATTAGGAATTTCAGTTTGTAAATTAGAAAAACAAATGACTAATTTATACTGGGCGATCCTATGTGGTCTTGGTGCATTATCGTTGGCTTTAATTACTATATTTCTTGCTAAATAATATAAATACAACTACTAGTTAGTATATGAATAAAAGAATCTTAGTAATATCAGATTTGCATATTCCATATCATAGACCAGATTCCTTTGAGTTCCTAAAAGAAATAAAAAAACAATTCAAACCAGATACGATCGTAAATATAGGTGATGAGATTGATTGCTCTGCACTTGCATTCCATGACCATAATCCAGATTTGCCTTCTGCTGGAGATGAACTTATAAGATCAAAAGATTTTATAAAAGAATTAGAATCAATATTTCCCAAAATGACTTTGCTAGACTCAAATCATTCTAGCTTAGTTTATCGTAGAGCAATTAAATCTGGAATACCTAGAGGATATTTAAAAGAATATAATGAATTTTTAAATGTCAAAAATTGGAAGTGGGTTGATAATTTGACTTTAACTCTTCCGAATAAACAAAGATGTTTTTTTACTCATGGAATATCTGCCGATGTTGTAAAAGTTTCTCAAATAAATTCTATGAATTGTGTGCAGGGGCATTTTCATTCAAAATTTTCGCTTTCATTTTGGGCTAATAGTGATTGTTTATTTTTTGCTATGCAAGTAGGTTGTTTAATACAACAAACTAGCATGGCTTTTACTTATTCTAAAAACTTTAAAACTAAATTTATTATGGGTTGTGGAATGATTATAGATTCTACTCCAAGACTTATGCCAATGGTACTTAACAAAGAAGGCAAATGGATAGGCAAGTTAGTTTAAAAGAATTATTATTTAGCGATACTGCCATAAGACTTGGCATAGACAACACTCCAACTGACCAAATCCTAATTAACTTACAAACATTAATTTACGAAGTAATCAATCCTATTGTAAATCATTTTGGTGATATTAAAATTACTTCAGGTTATCGTTCCCCTGAGTTATGCAAAGCAATAGGTTCAAATGAAAGAAGCCAACACACAACTGGAATGGCAGTTGATTGCGAAGTGATTGGAGTGCCAAATAAAGAACTTGCTGACTGGATTGTTAGTCATTTAGAATTTGACCAATGTATTTTAGAATTTTGGAACAAAAATGAAATAAATTCTGGGTGGGTTCATGTCAGCTATAACAAATCTGGTAATCGTAAAATGTATTTAAGAGCATTTAAAGCTAATGGAAGAACTATTTATGAAGTCTTATAAAAAACAAATCGGTGGAAACCATTACAAAAAATACAAAATTCAGCCAGTAGAATTTATAATAAAAAATAATATTGGATTTTGCGAAGGCAATATCATAAAGTACATTTTAAGATTTAAAGAGAAGGGTGGTGTTATTGATTTGGAAAAGGCAAAACACTATATAGAACTACTAATAGATTCAACTAAAAGTAGATAATATCATTTAAACAGATTAAAACGCATTTTAAGGCATATTGGCTTTATTATGAGTATTAACCTTATAGACTTCTAAAGAATCAAAATTTAGGGGTATTTTGATGGTTTAAACGATAAAAAAAGAACATTTATAGAACGTTTATGGACATAACTACAATAGACCCAGATTTTAGCCCAGTTTCATATACTGTTGGCGGAACTTCTGCACAATCATCAACTATAACAACTGGCTCAGGAATTATAAGGATTGCTGTTCGTGGTGGTCATGCTCATATAAAATTTGGTGTCAATCCTGTTGCAACTGATGATGATATTTTAATACCAGAAAATCATGTAGAATTTTTTTCATTTGTTTCAGGTCAAAAAGTTGCATTTATTCACGTAGGTGGTGGATCAGCAGAGATGAATATAGCGGTGGTTGATTAATATGTGGTGGAATTTGATACCTTCAATTTTTAAAACTGGTGCTGAGATTTATAAAAATCATAAGCAATCAGAATTATTAGAGAGCGAAGCCGAACGTAGATACTATGAACGCATGGCTCGTGGCGAAATTGAATACCAAAGAGATGTTACATATCAGCAAGACAAAACTTGGAAAGATGAATTTGTATTAATTGTAGTGTGTATTCCAATTATTATTTTATCTTACGCAATAATTAGTGATGATGTTAATATCAAAGCTAAGTTAGATTTATTTTTTGATTATTTTAATAAGTTCCCATCATGGTATCAATGGTTAATTGTTGGTATCTTTGGTGCAATCTATGGATTAAAACCTACATTAGATATTTTCAATAGGAAATGAATTTTTATTTAGTTACCTACGCAATATCTTTTGTGAAGGTAAATGAAGATTCTATTATAGAAGATTTAGCTTGGTGCAGATTTTTTGATACAGAAGCATTTGTAAATTCTACAACTTTTTTAAGCCAATTAAAATCAGTAAAAAAACTTAGGATTACTAATGTTGAATTTCAAGTTGAGGAATGTAATTGGTATGATGATTATCAGGTTTCAAATACAATTCATTAAAAAAATTTTTTTGTTAATTTTTTTTTGTTCTCTTAAAAAAAAATAAATATTGTTTTAATATCAATATTATATAGAGAGGGATTTTTGAGTTTTTACCATTTCACTAGCTTCTAGCCAATTTTGAAAAAGTGGGTATGATATAATACTAGTAATTAAATTTTTTTATTAAATAAAAAGTTTAATTACTTTAAGGGTTAATAAGTATCGTTAAAGTATTAAATAATAAAAAGTAAAAAAATTAATTGAGTTCTTTAACATTGTGGGTGTGATTGGTTAATAACAAAAGGGAAAACTTATGTTAGTAACACAAAACAACGAAGCTTTTGATCTTAGAAAAAAAATAGATTCTAAGTATCAAGAGGTAAATGATATATGGAATGATATTAAAATTCCATATATTACAAGAGAAGAAGCAGAAAAGGCAAAAAACATACTGATTAGAAAATTTGGTGCTAAGAAATTTTTACCACCATCACATTCAGCTATGAATCCAAAAGCTTATAGAGTTTGGAAACCTTATATCTGTTTAAGTGGAGACCCAACTACTTTATGGAAAGGTTGGAGAAGGTTAATTCATTCTCTATCTCATAAAGTTTATAGAAGAAGGTTTCCACAAAGATGGTTTGACCATTCTTATCAACAAGCCGAACTTGAATTTGAAATGTGCAAGTTTGTAATTGATAGTGGTTGGTTAAATGGCACTCTAAAATCTAAAGTAATTATTTTATCTAAAGATGAAATAAGAAATAAGAAATTAGAGAAATACAAAATCTTAATAAGTAAGTGGGAAAGAAAATTCAAAACTGCCACAAGCTTTATTAAGAAATATAATAAAAAAATAAAGTACTTAACTAAATAAACAAATCAATCATACCACGATGTTAATTAAGCTGTATTTCAAAATATTCTATTCCATCATTTGGAAACTTTTTTAATTCTGATTTTGGCAATAACTTTAATATTTGATCTACACTTTTAAAAATAATCTTATCAGCTAGAGGGAAACAAATAGTGTATTTAGTATAATAGTTTGTAAAAGATTGCTCAAAATAAATATATCTTTTTATATCTCTTACTTTTATTTTAGCTAAAGTCTTTGCATTCTCATAAGTTGCATTCTTTAATTCAACAAAGAACTGCTCTTGCTTATGTGCTTCTTTAGGTGCGTAAACGAAGTAATCTGGGAAACTTTTGATAAGCGTTGGGAGTTTGGCAAACAAAGGTATAATACTTTCAGCGAAAGATTGAGAATCACTAACAGCATTGAGACCAAGCTTCCGATACAAATAGCCACGACTAAGGCAATACTGAATGAAACGATCTTCAACCAAATTAAGATAATTTTTTGACCTATTTTCATAAGATTCATGACTAAAATTTTCAATGTATTTTTTTTCATTCATTTATTTACTTAATTCACGATTCGTTACTAGCCATGATCTATAAAGATCAACCCAGCTTTGTAAGTTAGCATACTTACCTTTAAGAATAGAGTAATTTTTTTCAGCAATTAATAAACCTTCAATAATTGTTTTGTACTCATCAGAAGTATAGGCCCATTTCTCAGCTTCAGATACACTACAATTCTTTTCTAATTTTTTTGTAAGAGTTAATTGACTGAATGTTATTTTTTTAAATTCTTCACATCTTCTAAAATCATAAAGTGCGTTAGACATTTCTTCTGATATTGAATCTAATTCTGCTTTTACTTCATCGGGATTCTTTAGAGATAGATCGTGCATTCCTTCCTTTACATTTTTAAGTTGTACTACTTATCTATTTAGTAAGTAGTTTTTCAAATTCAAAAACATATTTAGAGTTTAAAATTTGTCTTAGCTTTTTTGCCTTTTCCAGCTTCATTTTATACTCCAGTTCCAAGTTGAGAACCTTTTGAGTTCTGTCCCTGATGTTTTGAACTACTTGTTGTTGTGTCATCAAATAGTTTTATATTATTTCTTATGAACTTAGTATTTAGTATGTCCACAGAAATAATTTTACCTTCCTTTGTTTGAATTAGAGCATCTTCTGTACTATCAAATACTTCGCAAATTTTGATACTACATTCAATTAACTTTTCTCTAACAACACTCATCAATCTACTTATATATATTATATAATTATTTACAAGGATATGGCAGGTGGAAAAGGGAAAAAATGATATTAAACCAAAAGAGTTTAAAAAACCACCTGCCATAAAAATCTTAGTTATTAAAATTAATTTCAAATAAAAACTTGTAATCTTTTATTTTCAAATCAATTTCTTCTTTTGTAACATCTATTTTACCAGATTCAATACCTGATTTCAGCAAAGCCATTACAAACATATATTCATCTTTATTAAATGGTTTTTTTTCAACTTCAAAACCATTTTTAGAATCCTTTGCCATTTCTTGTAATTGTGCTTCTAATTCTTCAGGATTAAAGCTAGTATCTGGTTTATTGTCAGAAGGTAATTCTTGCATCATTGGTGTTTTATCTGGTTTTGATTGCACAAATAAATTACCACTTTTTTTACCCTCCTGGACAGCAACAGATAGCTTCTTACCCTTTTCTAAAAAGCTAGGTTTAACTGCTGACCACAAAATTATCTTTTGATCACCGATTCCAAAAGTATAATTTGGGTATTTGTTTGGACTTCCGTCCTTCATAAGACGATTATCATAAACATATTTTACTACACCTTGTATGTTTGCCATTTATTTCTCCTTTTTTGTTAAGTAGCGATACATTTTTAAGCAAGAGATCGCTACATCATCTTGCATTTCTTTTATTAGAAATTCCTTAATATTTAGTTTACCTTCTTTGGTGCAATTAACTATGATTCCTTTATTAACATCAATGCCTAGTTCTTCTTTAATACAAATTTTATAAAGATAGATTTGAACTAACATAGAATCTCTAATTCCTGATGATGATTTCCAATCATAGATAATATATTCCCCAGATTTTGTTTTAAATAAAGCATCAAGAGTTCCAGTAAATTTATTTACACGACTTAAAACTTTGCGTTCTGTATATACAATTTCTAAACTTTCTTGTTTATCAAACCATTCTTTAAATTTATTAAATGATTTTTTAATTTGCTCGTTGTGAATTTCAGGAACTATTTTTTTATGAATATAATCTTCTATAAGATTATGAACCTGAGAACCAACTAAACCAGCATCACTCATTGTTTGGTTTGGTGCTTTTTTAATTTGATCTGCGATTTTAGCTATTTCAATTTCATCATAGCTAACTCCTGCTTTGACTAATTTTTTAAATTCTTCTGAGCATACTTTAGCTGACCAGGCTCCGATAACGTTTGCTGGAGTCAATAACTTGCAGATTGTTGTTGCACTTGGCAACTGCTCATCATTCCAAAAGTATTGGTGTAGAACTGGATCAAAAAATAAAGTTTCTTGACCATTGTATAATTTTATTTCTTGCACTTTGCCTTCCCCATTTTTAATTGTTAGGTATAAATATTATACTTAATTGTTTTACTGTAATCTGATTTGGTCAAATCTTCAAACATTGAATCAATAGGAATCTCAAAAATTTTAGAAATTCTATAAAGTTGACTTGCTGACATTTGGATAGTTCCAAGTTCAAATTTACTTATCTGCTGTTCGCATTCTATACCTAACATCTCGGCTAAATCTTTTTGACTCATATATTTAATTTTGCCTGACATAGATTCTTGAATTTTTGTATTAATCCGCAGATATCTTAAATTACTTGCAAGTCTATTTATTATTTCGTGTTTTGTTTCCATAAATCCTTCCATTTTTTATGCTGGTTTTGCCAGTATTCTGAATTGTAATCAGGATTATGATAAGGAAATTTTTTATAGAATTCATCTAAACAAATTGTTTTATCTTCAATTGAACATAAGTCATAATAGTATGGTGCTTCACTAGAAGTTATATGACGATTATTTTTTGAAGCTAAAAGTAATCTATTAATTTCTTGTTGTACTGTTTTAGTTAATGTCATTTAATTAATAGTACGTTTAATAAAACGCACAATGTTATTTTTTTCATTTTTTTCTCGTTTTTTTAAATATTCCATAGTCCTAACATTTTTATAATCTATAAATCTTAATCTTGGAAATTTTTGCCAAGCAAGTTGTATATAACTAGCTAGTGTATGGAATTTTTTATTTTTGATACAATCGTCTATGATTTTGAGTGCAACTATTAAATCAGTCTTTTTTCTTTTCATTTGCCTTCTCCAGTTTTTCTTTATCTAATCTTTCTTGATATTTTTTTAACGCTTCTTGCATTTTGACTCTGAAAACAGAATCACCGAGTTTTTTGCTAATTCTGTCTTTGTTAAAAAGATTCATGTTTATTTTTTATTATTTAATATTTTTTTTAATTCTTCGTAAACGGCTTTATCATAACTACTTATTTTTGTTCCTTGAAATTCAAGAAATAAAAAATATCTTTTAATTAATTTTTTTAAGTCAATAAGCATATCACTATTTACTTTTATTTTCATAGTTAATTAATAAGCCAATTTAATAATATAATAGCTGACCAACCTAAGCCAAGCACAAATAAAAAAGCCAATCCTTCTTTTATTTCTTTATTCATCTAAAAAAATTCCACATAATATAAGCTGTTATTACCGCAAGTATGAAATACCAAAATCCAATATCCTCAATAAGTTCTAACATTTCTAAATTCCTTTTGATAAATTTTCTTTTTGCCACAATGTTTTAAATATTCTTCTTTTTTTTTTATTACACCAATAACTATAATAACCTGATATTTTTTTTTTCATATTTGTTCTTTTGTTTGTATTTTCACATATAAATATTCTTTTCAGTTAAGACCAGCATCAATTAATTGTTTTTTAACTTGTTTGCCACACTCAGAACCTAGATAATAACAACCCATATCAGAATCATTAAATTCTTTTTCTAATCTTGCATGGTCTTTTTTATTAACTAAACATAATGGACTCATATAACCTCTGGTTTTAAATGCTTTATTATAACTTTTGATTCCTTTTCCACAAATGCAACATTGATCTACAAATTTTATTCCACTTGTAAGAAAATGATTGTCATTTTTATCAAAGTTACTTCCATCTATAACAGCGTCAAAATATTCTAAACCGTTTTTTGAATCTTTTTTTAAAGTCATATTTTCCTTTTTTGTTTTGTTATATAAAAGAAATATAACTAAATAAATAAATAAGTCAAACTTTAAAGTTGAGAATTTTTTATAATTATACAAGAATTATATCAATAAAATCAATGAGTTATTCGTTGCTATTTTGTTCTATATTTGTTAATAAAAATTGTGGTGTGTATGCCTTCCTACACACCACGTAAATATAGGAGAATCAATGCCATTAATTAAAGGTTATTCAAAAAAATCAATAGCGAAGAATATTTCAAGAGAAATGAAATCTGGTAAATCAAGAAAACAATCTGTTGCAATTGCCTTATCAGTTGCTAAGACTGCAAAGAAAAAAGCTAAAAAATATTAATCATGCAAATCTTGAAGGCAAATATTATAAAATCAGAAAAGCATAGAAGATTTGTTGCTTCATTTCCTTGTGTAGTTTGTTCAAATAATACTCAAGTACAAACGTGCCATATAAGATCAATACCTAAATTTGGAAATATTGGCAAAGGTGTTAGAGATGATTCTTATTGTATTCCAATGTGTTCAAGATGTCATTTGTATCAACATAAAATTGGAGAACTTAAATTTTTTGAGATGTATAATATAAATCCTATATTGATTTCTATGAAATTATCAATTATATCTCCATGTAAGAAAATAAATCAAGCAAAACAGGAAGGTAAATATAATGGCAAACTTAACTACCGAGAACATATCAGAATCAACAAAAAAGATTCTTTGCAATAAAAAAATATATAAAGATGTTAATTTTTTTGAGGTTCCTCATAATAAAATTTTATTAGCAGTAATTAGATCAATAACAAAAAAATCTTTTGCCCAGATCGGCAAAGACTATAAAAAATCTTGGTATAGCATTTATGCGTCAGTAAAAGATACCCAGAAAAATGGATTAAAATCATTTACAAATAAAGTTATAGAATTAGTTAAAGAAGATTTAAAATGACTAATGGTTGGATAGCTTTACATAGAAAAATTTATAATTCTAAAGATTTTAATAATCAGTTAGAAACTTCAATATTTATTTATTTATTGAGTAATGCTTCACATAAAGATTGTAAAGTTGTTTACCGTAAAAAGAAAATTAACCTTAAAAGAGGTCAAATTTGTATAGCAATCAGGGACTTAGCAAACAAATTTTTGATTTCTTATTCAAAAACTAAAACAATAATAAATCATTTAATTACAACTAATAATATAAATCAAAATATAATCAAAAATTTAAGCATATTTAGCATTGTAAAATATAGCAAATATCAAGATCAGGCCGAAAAAAAAAATCAAAATATCCCACACAGAACAACAACTAATATATATAATACTATTAGTAATAATAATGATAATAATGTTAATAATATGGATAACTTTAAAAATAAAAAAATTGCAATTCCTTGTTTGCAAGACCTAAAAACCAAAATTATTGAAAAACCTAAAAAACTAAACGAATGGGAAACGATGCGTCAAAAACTTGATGACCAAAACTATGAGAAATGGGTATTATCTAAATTAAACTCTTGATTTTATTAGAATATATATGTTTAAAATTATATATTTACATTAACTATAAATCAATCTATCTGGGCTAAATTAAACTACTGGAGAAACTATGAAAATAGAAAAAATAATATCAAAAGTTGAAAAAATACAAGATAAATTAAATGATGATCTGGACGAAATAAAAGACCTTCTTGAGGAACACGCAGAAGAAATGGAAGATGATTCTTATGATGATTCTGATGATTCAGATGAAGATTCAGATTCTTCAAACGACGAAGAATAAATTCAAATACAGATAAGCTATCAAGCTGGAAGGCTATCTTAATTATTCAATGAATATTAAATTAATATCCATTAAATTATGGAGACATTCATTGATTTGTCTTTTTTTACTTTTTGTATTTGTTTTAGGCACGTTTTTTCCAAATGATTATATAAAAAAAACGATTAGACAAAAAACATTAGATGAAATCAAGAATTTAGTTTTGTTTGAACCTACAATTGAAATTATGTCTAGTGATAGATTTATTGAAAGCATGAAGAGATGTATTGCTTATCATAATCTAGAAATTAAAAATCAAGAACAAATCCCATCATCTTTAATTATTGCTCAAGCAATTATGGAATCTAATTTCGGCAAGTCAAGGTTTGCAATAGAAGGAAACAACTTATTTGGAATTAGAGTTTGGTCAAAAAATGGAATACTGCCACTTGCTCAAGACCCTTCTATAAATTGGCGAGTAAAAATATTTAAAACAAAATGCCAGTCAGTTAAATTTTATATTGATCTACTTAATACAAATCATCATTATCAAGAATTTAGAATTACAAGAAATAAAACAAAAGACCCAATTCTTCTTGCAAATACATTAGATAATTTTAGCACTAGTAAAGAATATTCAAATTATGTTAAAAAGATATTAGTTAAATACAAGGATAAATTATAATGGCTGGAGAAACCACATCAACTAGTATTGCAGTTCTTTACTCAAAAAGTAAAGCTAAAGGAACTTATAGAGTTTATAAACCTAAACCTTTGAAAAAGAAAAAATAATGGCAAAATTAACTATTGCACAAAAATATAAATCTTTAAAAAAACAAACAGAAAATGCAGGAATGAAAGTTTATGAAAAAAATGGCAAACTGATTGTTGCAAAGAAAAAAAAATGAAAAAAAGAAAAAGTACAGTCAATTTAGCTGGAAATTACACTAAACCAACTATGCGAAAGCGTCTTTTTTATTCTATAAAAAGCCGAGCAGTTGCAGGAACAAAAGCTGGTCAATGGTCAGCGAGAAAAGCACAATTACTAGCAAAGACTTACAAAGCTATGGGGGGTGGATATAAATGATAAAAAAATCTCAAAGAGATTTAATGAATTGGACTAAACAGGATTGGAGAACAAAATCAGGCAAACCTTCTTCAGAAACTGGCGAAAGATATTTACCTTCAAAAGCAATCAAAGCATTAACATCATCTCAATACGCACAAACAACTCGTGCTAAAAGAATGGCAAAAAAATCTGGAAAACAATTTTCTAAACAACCTAAAAAAATAGCTAAGATTGTAAGCAGATTCAGATGATTGATAAAATAATCTTTGGAAGCAG